TTTGCTCTTGTTCCATATCTAGGGTTGTTTATGTGTAACTATAGGGTAAGATACCACTAAATCTAGTAGAGTCAATGTTTAAGCATCCAGAAAAGTTAAAAGCTATCACGTGGAGTGCAATTCTGCATAAATGTAAGAACCCTTCAACAAAAATGCTTTTATCACAGCAAGCTGAACTTAGGTGTATTGCTTTAAATGAGGTAGTGATTGCATTATCACCTAACTGGGAAGAAATGATTAAAAATCGCAGAGAAATAATTGAAGAAGCAGTTAAAGAGGTGTTGGGTGATAAAAGAAATGTAACATTTATAGTTAAAGAAAAATGATAAAACTAAGACAATACCAAAAAGAAGCAAGCGAAAAACTTACAAAGCTCTGTTTAAATTATGGGCATGGATATTTAAGTGGTGAATGTAGGACAGGAAAAACACTTGTTGCTTTATCAGTTGTTAAAAATATGGATGAAGATAAGGTTTTAATAATTACAAAAAAGAAAGCGATAAGCAGTATAAAAAAAGACATAGA